CCAGCTCCGGCAGTGCATCGTATTCTCCGATGATGCCGAGTTATGAGGGCATCACACCGATGTATCATAATTTTGTGTCATTTGGTTTTTTAAACGGTCAGCATAAACGTTATAGTTTGCATCTTTTGAATAATCCCCGCTGTTTAGTGAATTTAAACTGTTTGCCAAACCTTGCCATGCAGAATTCCCGATACTGCTCATTTGGTCAGTCGGTTTATAATCCACACCGCTTTTACTTGCAGTAGAAGAACCGAATAAACCGCCCGTGTTGTATGTTGCGCTTGCATAATCGGGTGCTTTTGAACTTTTAGAACCCATTTTTAAACCTCCATTTAGTTATTTTCTTATCATCAGTATAAACCTTTTCAAAACCGCTCTTTTTTAGGACTAAACCAGCTTCTTTTAACGGTGTATAAGCATAAATATCCTCTTTAAACGCTCTGCAAACAACACTTACTGCGTCTATATTGTCCTTGTAATTCTTGCGCATGCTTGTACCGCTTAGCGTCAGCTCTCCTTCTTCCTTTTGCACGGTGATAAAACCTCTTAATTTTCCGTCTTTTTCACCGTAAAAACAAAAAAGGTTAGGATTTTTCACTAACCAATCAAACTCATATTGAGAGGGCATAGGACGGCTTTCATAAAGCCTTTTCAATTCTTCAATATCTCTGCAATGGTCAATAATCATTTTCCACCTCTTATTGAAGAACTTAAAATATAATTATATAGATTATGTCGGGGAACAAGGGGTGGTGTAAATTGACCTATAATAGAACCATATAAATTATTCTTAATATCTCCTAATGAATCGCGTAATCCTTTATGCTTGTTAAAATAATCGTCATATTCTTTTGCCAACCCTAATATATTTGACGTTAATGCACCATATTTACGAGCCATAACCGCACTACCGGCAAGATGTCGAAAATCATTCCCTTCTTCATTTGTCATAGGATATTGTGAACGATAACTATTTAATTCGTTAACCGTATTTTCATAATCTTTAAAGTATGGTGATTCTTTATAATTCATTCTTGCAAAACCTCCAAAACGTGCTAAAATATATATATGAGCGAAAGAAAACGACTTTTTTTATTAAGATTTTTTTGTGTGCTGATTTTTGTACTTTATGTAGCCTATTTAATACCAATAGGATTGCATTTGCCTGGTTAACGCCCTCTTGTCTTAGTCTTTGCTTTAATATTCTTCAATTCCATTGAGCTTATATAGAACCCTTGACCAAGCTCTTCCGTGTATACTTTAATTCCCAATGTATACCACGTTTGAGGTGTTGAAATTTCAACAATCTTTTTGTTATATGGACTTTTAGGCGCAAATTTAGATTGCCCGTATTTAGCCGAACCGTATTGTGAAACGCTGTTATCTCTTACGCGTACTCTCTTTGGGTTTTTCTCTTTACCGTTGCAAATCAATTGAACGTAAAAATCCTGCGTATAATCTGTATTCAATTCCAATAATAAAGGCGTTTTCTGTTTCTTCATGTTGCTTGAGCTGCCAATGTTAATGAATGTCGTTTTATATTTAGAAGGATAATAGCTTTCATCGAACTTGTTGCCAATGCGTTCAAGTCTTATATTTCCCAATTTATCCCCGCTGTAAACTGAATTTTGGCTTAATAATATTGTGTTGAGTTCTTGCTCGGCTCTTTCTAACCACTCCTGCTGTGCGTAATCAAATATAAGCACTTTGTCATTGACTAAGCACCAAATTTCATTGTGAGTATCGTAGATACAGGAGTACATTTTTAAACGTTCTACGCGCGAGAAATAACTTTGTATTTCTTTTGCTACTGGTCCTGTCGGCTTTGTCTGCCCTGTTGTATCTGTTACGCCTAAATAGTAAATGTTCTTTTGGTTGCCGTCATAAAAGAATAAATAAGCGTCATGTTTGGTGATAGAGTCATAAGAAAAACATCCGATACCGCTCGATGTGATTAATTTTGCATTTGTGCTGTCGTTTGGCGTAACATTCAATAAAGTACAATCATCTTTTGTAAAAATGTATAAACCGCCAGTAAAACTCGCCAACGCCGTAACTTTTTTAGAGAATTCAATGTACCAACTGTCTGCTACATCTTTTGGGTCGTCATTCCACGTGTAAATATCGTTTTGGTGTGATGAAGCAATGCCGTAACTGCAATTCATAACTAAAAAACCGTTCCAAGCGGTAATGGCTAAGCCTTTAATCGTTCTTCCCAGAAAGTCTTTTGCGTCTATCGTCGCAATATAACCGCCGTCAGCAATTGCAACGGGGTTATGGTCTTGCACCACATTTGAATAATTAGAATCAGTTGTAAAAGCTACGGTTCTTATTTCTTCACCGTTTGTAAATACAAATACATCATAGGCGCTTGAATACATTGTTAAACCGTTACACGTTCCCGTTTTGGTCAAATCATCCAACAATATTTTAACGGTTTTATCAACTCCGATGTAGAACAATGTACCCTTTGTATCGTTTTCACCATAAATAATGATGTATGGGAAATCATCCTGTATACTTTCAAAGATTTCTATACAAGTGTAACCTTCAGGCAAACTGTACGCAAGCGCGTTACCTTCCATGCTCTTAATACCTGTTGCACTTCCGATTTCGGATTGTATCAATTCAACATTTACGCTTTCAAGAGCGGAGATAACGCCGCCTGCATTAACTCCGTTAAATTCTCTTATACCTTTAAAACTGTTAAATATCTGTGGGTCGACAGCAACGCTCATTTTGTACCTCTAAAAAATTGTGTAAGTGTCTACTCTTGCAGGCTTGCATGCCTTTTTAAATAATTTCCAATACTCGTTAAACTCTGCTTGTGTCGGCGCAAAGTTCTCATCCTGTTCATCTTTGTTATTTGTAACCATTACTCGTAATACCAGACAATCCATGAATAAATCTTGGATAAGCTCAGGCATATTGATGTAATCATCCGCATTTTTAAATTCCATTGCGGTTTCGCCTTCTTGTGTCATAACGGGTGCAAATTGGTTATAAACAACGTTATATGTAACCCTTTCATCGGGTATCGGATAAAGTCTGATTTTACAATCAGGGTTCTTGTAATCTACCCAATAACCGCTCGGTGTGCCTTTAAGAGTTTGGTCTAACTTTTCACCGCTTCCGTAAAAAATCAAACTGTCCTTTGTTTCGTCGTTATAGATGTTAAAAATTTGTCCGTCAGGAAAACCGTAATTGGCTTGACCGACTGTTGTAACAATCTTCTTTTCTTTGTTTCTGAAAGGAAAATCCTCAAGGTTCATAAGATATCTGATTGCAACATTCAATTCAGTTTCGGCTTGCATGGCGTCGTCATTGCCCCAAACCATATCATCTTTGTTGAAACCGCTCCACGCTCTGTTACCTAATTCTGTTAATATTCTTTGTGCTGTAATGATAGCCATTATAGGACCTCGATTTTATACTCATCATTCTTGTGATAATCTTTTGCAATTACAGTTTTAGCACCGCCTTTTAGGGCTTCTCGTGCTTCTTTGTTATAAGCACCTAAAAATGCTTCAATAACATCACCTGTAACTATTACAGGATTGTTTTTTACCACAAGATTAGTTACTCTGTATTGCACATCAGGGTCTTCGTAACTAACTACTAATTTTTCTACAACTTCGGTTTCTTTGCCCAAAACCAAATCTTCCGTAGTTGCGGGTTTCTTTTCGATTATTTTTTTAACCGGCTTCTTTTTTGCTAATGCCATATTGTAAACTCCTTTATTTGAAAACAGTAGAGGGGAAAACAGCCCCTCCACCGCTTATTTTAAGTCTTATGCTACTGTCAAAGTTGCGCTTGCCAATGCTTTTGGTTGTACTACCTTCATACCGTAAACATATAAACCTGCTACATAGATACCGAAGAAGTCTTTGTCTTCTGATACCTTTGTTTCGAGAATTTGGTCAGCGTATGTAATACCTTCAGTTGTACCTGCAAGGATTTTATAACCGCTTGCATTCTTGATTAAGGTTGATTGCTTGATATCAAAGCCTGCAAATTGCATGATTGTACCTTTTCTGATAACATCATCAGCCGCAGAAGTTGAGTGTGTCATTTCGGGTGCTGCTTTCATCAATTTAACGATAGCAGGAGGTACAATTAAGAATGGACGTTTGCCGTCTTCACCCCTGCCGTTTGCACCGATAGCGTTTGTATCTGCTAATGCTTGGTACAAATCTAAGCAAGTGTCGTAGATATTTGCTTTTGTAACCGCTACTGTACCTACTTGATTAGCTGTGTCAACACCTGCAAAGCCTAAAGCGTGCAATGCGGCGTCTTTAGTATTTGTGATAGCAACTTTTGCTCTTGCTACATATTTTGCTTGCAATTCTTTTACGTTTGCTTGCTTCATTTCGATTGTTGACAAACGGAAGCCCCATTCTTTTTGTTGGTCGATATTCAACACTTGTTCGGAGCCTGTTGGTTCATCGTAAGTAATTGCTGTGCCGTCTGCGTGTGTTCTTACGGTGATGTTACCGATAGAAGGGATACGAACAGTATCGCCTGCATATCTGATTTCGCCTTCGTGGTCTTTGTTTACACAATCAGCCATTACGCCGTAATCGTCTAAGTTTCTCAAAATCAATTTAGACCAAATCTCTGGAACCATTAAACCGTCTGCGATTTTAGTTGGGTTTGATTCTCTGTTAGCCATTGTCATAATTAAATCTCCTTAAATTAGCTGTAAATCCAGTCTGTGCCGTGTTCTTTGCAATAATCGTCGAATTCTCTTTGGCTCATTTTGCTTACATCAGCACCCGTGTAGGATTTATTGTTGTCGTAATCCATGGCGGTGCTTTCAATAACCGCCTTATTTTTGGTAGCTTCAATGGCTTTCTGTGCTTCGTACTCTTTAATAGCTTGCTCTTTGTAGATATTTTGCATTTGTCCGATTAGGTCAACAAATGTCTGCATATCTTCCATGCTCTGAATATGTCCTGTGTTGCAGAAAATCTGTAACGCTTGAGAAACAGCAGGATTTTCTTTAATCCCAGTTAAAAATTCCCCATATTGAGCTTTAATATTGTCCGCAAGCTCTTGTTCTTTCTTGTCTAAAAGTTGCGCGTTTTTGGCGTTATACTCACCTTGTAGTTGGTTTTCCACATTTTTTTTGTAGAGCGCTACTTTTTCAATAAAATTTGCTCCAAAAAACTGTTTTGCCTGTTCTAAATACGCTTTATTTTCAGTTTGTAAATAATTAGCTAAAGCCTGTCTGCATACTTCGTAGTGTTCAGGTGCTACTAAGTTTAAATTGTTTGCATAAACTTCTAACTCTGCTACTTTAACTTTGTCTGCAATCTGTTGAGCTTCCACGGTATTAAAACCGCGTTCTTGAGCTTTCTTCAAGGCTTCAATCTGCTTTTGTTCTTCCGCCTGCTGTTGTTGTTGCTCAAACGCTTGTATGCGTTTTTCTAACTCGCTTGCTTTTTGGACAAATTTCTGTGATTCTTGATAGCCTTTTTCCAATTCTTCAACTGATTTGTACTTACCTGCGTACAGTTTCTCTTGTTGAGTACCATTGTTTTGTGTTTCGGTTTCAGCTTCGTTGCTTTCTGTATTAAGCTCTGTGTTTGAAGTGTCTGCGTCATTTGCAGGTTCGCTTGCAGAGGTGTTTTCAACAGAAGTTTCGGAAGGTGTTGAAACGGTTGTTTCGTCTGCCATTTTCTACTCCTTATACTTGTTCTCCAGCTTCTGCGGAATCGCCTTAATCTCTTGTATGCACTCTCCAAACCCTTTAATTTCTAATGCTTCTTTGTTTTTGCAACAGTTGGCAGTTAGAACATCAGAAAGATAGGCAATTAATAATTCGCCTTCTTGGCAGTTTAAAAAGTTTTTCAGTTTTACTAAAGTGTCCGTATTAGCCATACTCAGAGTATGACAGACCACAAAACGGGCAATTTTCACTAATAATCAGCAACTACATCTTGTGCCATTTGCATTTCTGCATTATTCTTTGCTTGCTGTCTCATCATATCCATTTGCACTTGCTCATTTGCTTTATTCTGCATTTGTTGCATTTGGAATTGTTGCATAGCCTGTTGCCCTTGCTGTTGGAACAAAGGCAATAATTGCTGTTGCACCTCTTGTGGCAATTGCTTAAACTGGTCTGCAAGCTCATCTATCGGTTGTGGGTCTTTGAAGAATTTATCAGGGTTATCAAAACCAATACATTCTACGTACGTTTCGATTGTTTCGCGCCATTCTATCATTGAAGCCAATTCAGGCGATTGAGCAACCGCTTGGAACAATTGGAACAGCTCATTAACCTTGTTTTTTCTGTCGCTTATGGCGTTTCTGTCTTCGTAGATGTAATTGTATTCTGCTTGACGTATTTCATTTGTAATCTTGTATTCAATATTCTTGCCTTTTTCTTGCGCGTAGACGTAATCCGTACCGTCTTTAAACATTGCCAAAAGCTCTGCTACATTCTTAACCATTGGGATAGTAAGGTCTTGGTTAATAATATCCATAATCTTACCGCTTTGAGCCGTAGAGCCTTTATCAGCAAGGCTTAATTCTGTTGCAGTACGCTTTTGACTTTCAATTGTGCCGTAGTTTACGCTTGATGTATTTGATAATTCTGAAATCTTTTGTGTTAAATATGTCATTAAATCAGAAATACCACTGCTTGATATTGTGTAAGGCTGTGGCATACCGCCCGAATAATCATTTTTTAGCTTAATTGCTTTCCCCGGAGCTAACCTGATATTGCCGTCTTTATCCGTGTTATTTTCGTCCAACAAGTCCTCATTTGCCCAGTATGGCGGATTAGATGTGAGTGTTTGAATATCAAACGCTAAATTCGCTAACCTTTCTTCTTGTAAACACATATCTTTACAACACTTCAACGGTGAAATACCGCGCTTTGTAAGTGGGTCATAGTCTACCGCGCAGAAAATAAACGGATTTATAAATATCGGATTTTCTTCAAATCGCGCCCCCTTGCGCATATAAGACAGCAATTTTACCGCCGTAAAAGTCTTTGTCGCGAAGTTCTATCTCTTTTTTGTTTTCTTCATCCGTTGCACCGTCTACATAGCTTTTCAATTCTTCCAATTGCTCGTTATTCAGCTTGTAAACACCGTTATTTTTTATGGTTTCAAACGTTTCAAATCTTTTGTAAATCTTAACCAAACTATCCCAACAGTCCTTGTTACGCGGTTTAAATTTTGTGTGGTCGAATACAAACATAGCAGGACTAATGCTTTCGACCCTTGCATTCTCATAATATGGAATTTCTACGTCCTTAAATTCTTTTGCAACATATCCTGCGCCGGTCAAATTTCTTGTAATATTCTGTAAAATCCACCCCAAACTCTTATTTTGACGTTTCACAATCTTTTTGCGTTGTTCCCAATCGGTTTTTAGGATAAATTCCCCGTAATCATACCAATTGTGCATTGCGTTATCGTATTGCTTACCTACTTCCATTTTGTTTAGAGAATCAACAATAGCCGCTTTTTGTTGCTTTGCCATTTGTTCTGTTTGTTCGTTTGTTCCTTGCACATCAAACATTTGAGCGTTGTTTGAATACAATTCACGCCACATTTGCGACATTTGCGCCGCTTTGATGTTATATAATCCGTTCAGCTTAATATCTGACTTCCACTCAAAACCTTTGCCAAAACTCTTTTTAGCTTGGTTTAAATAGACCTCTTCCATAATCTCGCGCGCTAAATCTATTTGTTTTGTTCTGTCTTCATCCCACTTGGTGAAATTATCGCTTATTTGTTTGGCTAGAGCGTCTTTGCCTTCTTGGTTAAGTTCTTTTTCAGCTTCAATAACTTCTTTTTTAATTTCCATATAAAAACTCCATAATAGTGTTGTTTATTCTATTATGGAGTTTTGCGAAACGGGCTATTTTACAGGGAAATAATACTCCGCCGGATATGTCACCGCATCTAACGGGTGAATAAGAAATTTTTTCTTAGGGTCTTTTTTGATATCTGAAACTGTCGGCTCGTCAACTTCTCTTGTACCTTCCTTAAACTTGGCGTTTTCTATGTTATAAATTGTCCATTTGCAACGCTCATCAATATAAAAACATATCTCGCCGTCGTAACGTTTCACAAGGTTATTAAACGCTTCAAAACGTTTCACCTTGTGCGGATTTCCTTTGTGTATTCTGATATCGACTTTACGCCCATAGTGTCGCTCTAACTCTCTTTGAAGTATCTTGAAGTTTGTCATATCGGGGTTAGCTTGCATACAGTTATGTTGACGCCCTGCCGCGTCGCCGTTCAAAATGATTGCGCCTTTGTGGTCGGGGAACATATCTATTACTTTGTGCGCGCATAATTCTGTTGATGTATGCTCTACAACCAATTCATCAAAACAATATAGCTTGTTTTGGTCTTTATGTAAAAATACCCAACACATAGGGTCGTAGTTGAAGTCACAACTAATATGTAAATCCAATTGCTTTTGATATACTAAATGCCTGATATTCTTGTCTGTAAAACCTTTGACAATGTTATTTCCCATATCATCATCAGGTTGACCTAACCAAATAAACTTGTATTCATCGGGCTTATGCTCTTTTGTCAGCTCTGCCATTTTAATAATGTCTTTAGACACAAAAGGATTGTCAATATAATTTGCGTGAATGTGTAACGTTTCATCCTTGAACATTGTTGTTAATTCAGACATTATGGGGTGCTTCTTGTGCGGACAATCGGGATTCATTGATAGGTATATTTGTGAACCTTCGGCTCTGATTGTAGGATTAAGATTTTCCCACGATTTGGCACTAATCTTTTGCGCTTCTTCTAACCAAACGAGCCTAAAATCTTCAAAAGACTTTACGTTATCGGCTGTAACGTCTGACAGCCCGATAAAAACAATTGTCGCACCTGTTAAACGCGATGTAATTTTTGTTGCTTGTATGTCAAACGGCAATTTGTATTTGTTGATAATGTTAATAAATAGCTTGTAGTTTGATTCGTTGATTGAGTTTTGATGTTCACGTGCGCAAAGAAGGTCTAATTTTCTGTACATAAGAAGCTCAAGAAAATAATGCGCTAAAAAATATGATTTTCCCGAAGCACGTCCGCCCGTCAGAGCAATGTATCTGCCTTTGAACGTAAAAACAGGCTCAAATACTTCGCTGTACTTCCAATCATAGCTAATTATTGCTTTCGACATGCACCGCTTCCCTGTTAATAACCACACTAACACCTTCAACACCGCTGACTTCTTGCTTAATGCTCTTCAAACCGCTTATATCAAGAATAGCCTTGCACGCTGATACTTTTACATTCTTTTCTGTTTCGCTATCGTTAATGACCTCGACAAGCGTGTCTAATGCAAGATTTGTTAAACTCTTTATTCTTTCTTGCACTCCTTCTTGTAAATTCTTGCAGATACTTGTTTTCTCATCGACCCATCTTTCTTTACTTGCCTTTTCATGAATAGTTTTAGCTGTAATTTTATATTTTTCAGCCAACTCCTTCGGTGTTACTCCTTGCAAATATTCTGCTTTAATCTCGTACCACGGCGTAGTTTTAGCCATATTTATACCTCCACCATTAATAATGCCAATAACACATCACACGCTCTAAACCCTTGCTTGAAATAATTTACAAATTCTTCTAACCACATACTCATTTGCTCAATACTGTAACCTTCTAACATTGCATTTACAGCTTCACTATGGATAAACAGCCTTGCTTCTGCGCTTAAATCTTCTGTGCCGATTACTTCGGCTTGCCTTACTGTGAAATTCTGCCCCATGTAGCTTATGCCCTTGTGTGTATACTCCTCTTTAATGTATTCTACCTTCCAACAGCGTAACATACCTA